TTAATTAATTCATTCTCTGTTAAATTTAATATATGAGTAATACGTTCTGCTTCCATTAAGTCATTAGCAAAATAAGGAACAACTAAATCTTCAGCTCTAATAAATTTAGCAACTGCTCTTTCATTTAGTGAATCGTAATAAACTTTTTTAAATGCAGATCCAGCTAATGGTAAGTGATAAAGTAATGCATCAAAATCTGAAACATATTCTTCCATTCTTTCCATCAATTCAAAGTTCATGAAATCTTTTACACGTTGAGCTTGTTGAACTCTCATTGGATCTTCTACACCAACGATTTGAGTTCTTACTGGTCCTTCAGATGGAAGTAATTCTTTAAATGCTTGTGCTTGAAATTGTGTAACAGCTTCAGATAATAATGGATGCGTAACGGTCGATGCCCCTTGGAATGGTTTTGTAACTGCTGTGTAATTTGTAGTTAAGAATTCTAAACCTTTAACATATTGGTCTTCCCAATCTTGTCTGCTCTCTCTGTCTGATTTGTACATTTGTACAAGTTCAGTTCCGAGTTTCATTAAAACTCTTTCATCAATAGTTTCTGCAAGATTAGAATAAAAATCTTCTTCAGATTCTGCTTCGACTTCTGGATTTAATTGTGTAGTACCATCTTCGTTGATTGCAACTACAGCTTCTCCACCTTCTTCACCAGGCAACTCAACGGTTGCTTCTGTCTCAGGCAGAGTATCCTCTGTCGGTTGATTATCTTTTTCAATAGCCATTATAAAACTCTTATTTTTTTCTTACCCTGAATTGCTACACCATATCCACGAACAAGACCACCTTTTTTTAATTCAGCCCCTGCAATACCTTTAGTGAGTTTATCTCTAGGCATAGAGAATCCACCAAACATATCTTCGTATATAGTATCAGTATCTTTACCTAACTTCTGGGACACAAGTCCTAGTTGTTGGGTGATAACACCTGAACCAGACATTAAAATAACTTTGTAGGTTTAACCTTAAATAATCTATTTCCTCTTGCAATTACAGATCCACCGCTTTTCATTTTTTTAGAAATGAATTTTCCTTCTTTAGCCATTGGACCAAATGCTTCCATTTGTGCATCTACTTGTTCAGGAGTTGCTCTTCCAAAACCACCTGGAGTAGATAAAAATTTACTAGCTGGTACATTTTCTTTCATTGCTGGTGTAGCTTCATCTGATGCTTCAAATGGTTTTGATCTTGTAATATCTAAACCTTTTTTTACTGAGGCATCTAATCTAGCCATTTGTCCTTCATCGGACTCACCAAATTTTTTAGCTCTTGTTATTTTTAAACCTTTTGCTTCAGCAGTTGTAGGTTTCTTTTTGCCTAATGCTTGTGATGCTAGATAAGCTGCGCCTATTGCAGCTGCAACTTTTCCAGCTCTTTTTAATTTTTTACTTGCCATGATTTTTCTCCGTTAACGTTTAACCTACTATATGCTGTATATGGCTATAAATCAATCATAGAACTTGTGTTCTTTATGAATTACAGGTTCATCCTGATAATCTGATGGAGTAGTAACAAAACCCCCTTGTCTATAACGTAAAAGAGCTTGTGTCATAGAATCCACTAAGTCATCATTTTCACCATATGGAAAAGCAGCACATTCTTCAATGACTTCAATAGCGAAATGCTCATCTTCAGGATACCAAACAGCACCAGATGCAAATAACGGGGCTACCGCGTTCACCCTGCTATGTTTATCTCTTCCTCGTGCTGGTTGAAAATCTATTACTGGTATACCAAGTCTACGCAATTCTTGTATTAAAGGCTGCCCGCTGGCCTTTGCCTCAATGATCACTGTTTCTGGTTCCCAATATTTATATTGTTGCAAAGCAATTTGTTTTAATTCTGGAAACTCTAATCTTTCTTTTATTGCATCTAATAAAATGATCGCGGAGCCATAACCTTCATTAGGATAAAATATTCCCCAAGTTGTTATTGCAGAAAAGTCAGCAGATTCTTTTGCACTAAATGCTGTATCATAACTTTGTATTACATGTTGTAAATTTGGCAAATCTCTTTTCTTCCAAGGTTGCCACCAATCTCTTTTTATAATTGCACCCTCTTCTGCAGTAGGGTTCTGCATATATTGTGCATTCCAATTTATTGGAGAGATACTGGCTTTTGTTTTTAACAAATCTTCCAATGACCAATACTCTGGCCATACAGGTTGTCCTGATTTTAATATTGCTGGGAACTCTACCACTCGCCATTGATCGGCTTTTGGTTCTGCTTGTGCTTTAATTAGTTTAGAAGTTAAATCATTTTGTGACCACCTCGTCATTACTATGACGATGGAACCACCTGGCTGTAAACGTTGTCGGGGTCCCGATAGGTACCAGTCATAAGTTTTTTCAAAACTTGTATCAGATAGCAAAGCTTGTTCAGTGTGCGGATCATCTATAATTAATAAATCTGCACCTCGACCTGTGATGGAACCATCTACACCGGCAGCAAAATATTCACCCCCGTGGTTGGTCTCCCAACGACCTGCAGCTTTAGAATCTTCTTTTAATTTTACATCACCGAAGATTGCTTTGTATTCATTACTATCAACTAAGTTTCTAACCTTACGACCAAATCGTTGTGCAAGTTCTGCGTTGTGAGTTACTTGCATAATTTTTAATTTAGGATTTCTTCCAATCAACCAAGCTGGGAAAAGATAAGATGCGAACTCGGATTTTGTATGACGAGGTGGCATATTAATAATTAAACGGTTTAACTTTCCATAAGCTATCTTGTGAAATTCATTTGCTATAATTTGATGATGTCCATATTCATCTGGATTACTAGTTTTACGAAAAATAAAATCAGGCCACATCTCTTTAACGAATAATAAAAAATTATCCTGACAGGCTTTAATGTACTCAAGATGTAACTTCTCTACTCTATCTGCTAGAGCTTCTTGAGATAAATTTTCAATAGGTAAATTGTTTTGCATAGCTGAGTATGTGTCAAACATACTTTTCTTTATCACAAATTTTAGTAACATCAAACTCTATTACGGGGGATGGGGAGGGGTAGGCGGGGGTCATTCCCCCGCCGGAATTATAGGTTTATTGCTGTGATTGATGGTAGTATTTAAATGCAGCTGCTGCTTTGGCTGCTGCCGATGTCAGTAACTTAGTACCGTCTTCGGATCTTAATGCTTTGATCCAGCTTTGTAGATATGCAATGTGATCTTCTCTCACTGTAGACTCAACACTAAGATTGTACTTAGATGCAAATAACATAGAGCCTAACTCAGCAACTAACTCTTCATATGCATAGTGTGACTTGCCTTCTAAGAATTTCATAGACTTAGTATTTTCAAATCTATTCAATCTTTTTTGATGTCCTGTTGCATGTACTAATTCATGAAATAATACTGAGTAATAATGTTCAGTAGCATTTGCATCTTTAGTATCAATAAAGTTATTTTTATTTACCATGTGTACCCAGTCATAAGATGGAGAATAATAACAGCCGTTTGTTGAGTCTGTTTTAATTCTCACATCATTATTATTTACACGATCAATAAAAGCTTCGATCTCATCAACAGAATATTGAGTTGATTTTTTCTCAATTGTTTTTGCTTCTAGTGATGTGTTCGCAATGTTGTACACAACAAAACATCTAAAATAAAATTTAATTTGTTGCTGGCCATTTTTTATTTTAGGTTTTCCATTCTCATCTTTAACTGGAGTTGTACCGAATTTATAAATGTAATTCCAAGAATTATTTATTAATTCTCCTCCAAGTGTTTTTAATTGTTTAAAAGTTAACCACTGATTATGTTTATAACCTTTGTTAACCATTGCAAAATTTAAAGATAAAAAGTTTACCCCAGAATAGGCTTCGCCTGTTGAATAATTAATTGGCGATCCTGCTTCGATCCAACTTTTTTTCCATTTGTAAGAATCTTTTTGCATTGCTGCAGCAACATTCTCTACAAGTTTATTTAACTCAGTTTCAGTAACGTTCATTTTTTTCTCCATTTGTTTATTTGTTATTTAATTAAATAACATTTTTTTTAAAATAAAAATACAAAATAATTAATTATTTTTTAAATATTTAAATTATTTTTTCACGTGTTGCTCAATTGCAACAGGCTTAGAATATTGAATGCCAAATAAAAACTAATAAAAAAAGTAATAAAGTAAATGTAACAACAGGCGCGAATATTAAGCCAGCGAGGATGACGAGCGCGAGGAATTCTAAAAAACCCATAACGGTATTTGTGGCGGCAGCTCGAGAGAAAACAGGAGCTTAATTTGTTTAGAACTCACGAGCCGCCATATATTTAAATCAATCTAAAAGAACCATGTAAGCATCCGGGAAATGTTCTCCGAACCATTCTAATCCCTTCGCATGGTCCTCCCATTGTCCCAATCTTTCAGAACCCATGATCACATCATAAACAGCTGCAGCAAACCAGGGAACCGATATCGAGTCACCACCAAATCTATTTTCGATGGTAATCATTTTATTCCGATCAGTTTCAAGATCCATTCCATAGAATGGCATCGGATAATCCTTTCCCTGCCATATCACATGCTCAACTATTCTCAGTCCAGGGCATTCTTTTTTTGGTTTCTTTTCTCTTAGTTTAGATGGATCTAATTCATACATCGTAAACCCATCTTCGGTTGGAACTTTTTCAAAGCCTAGCTTTTCAAATTGAGTAGCATAGAACTCTTTTTTATTTTTCATTCAGATTGTTCCTCCCCAGAACCATTACAGTCTTCACAATCATTTTCATGAAAACCACAATCCATCGGCCAGCTTTCACTGAAGATATATTGTTTAGTAATTACTCCGCTGCCTTTACAAGATAGGCAATCTTTTTTTTCTTCCATTTGTTTCTCCATTTGTTGTTTTTTACTTTTTTAGCAAATCCCATCAAAGCCGTCAAATGATATTTTTAGGTCCCCTGGCCTGCTGCTGCCAAAAAAAGTCTGCATTAGCTGCATCAGGATGCATAAAGATATCATTGGCCTTACCATGGATACCTCTAAAAAAATTAAAAATAAAAAAATAAAAAATATAATATTGTCCACCGAGAAACGAGAACGAGACGACGGGCTTTAAGCCCGTCGCTTTCGTGTGTTGATAGATGATTAGCAAATAGTAAATCCGCCAGATTGTTCGGCGAACTCTGCAAACTCTTTAACATTACTTTCTGAAAAGGGATAACTTTCACGAAAATCTTTTTCATCATAAAGTTTTTCCCACTCACTATGATATGGCTCAGGGTAATTTGATGGAGCAATATCTTTTTTGCCAGTAAGTTTTTTAACTTTCTTTTCAAGTGCATCAAACTTTTTTGAAAGTTTTTCATTATGTTTTTTGGCTAGCTCTCTTTGCTCTGTATGCTTTTCCTGATACTCCTTAACTTTACCTGTATTAAGCAAGTGAAAAAGCTGTTTAGCAATTTGCTTTGCGGTTTTTTCGTCTACAAGATGACCGTCGTTGTGATGCCAACTAGGTATGTCTTTTTTATCTACGCACAAAGTGCAATTAATTACAAACTCTGCAAGCGGTCTCCACCACCAAACATTGTTCCTAAAATAATAACCTTTGTTTTCGGTTTCAAACTTTTCCATAGCGGAAAAGTATTCATCTCTTTCGATTTCGGTTGCTGTATTCCAATCTGGTCTTTCTGGTTTTACAGAACCTTCTTTTATTTTTGGTTTAACTCCATATAAGTCAAAGCCCATTTTTTTCTCCATTTGTTGTTTGTTTATAATTTTTAATTTATCAAAATTATTATGTCAAATTAATTTTTTAATTATTTTTTTTAAAAAAAGTTTGATTTAAAAGCACAAGGAAAGAAACTTTAAAGGTCTAACGACCTAGAGTACCTACCCAAAACGAGAAACGAGATGACCGAGATTACGAGAATATTTTTGAAATTATTTCAACGAGCAACAATACGAAAGCAAACACAAGAAGAAAAAAGAGTTCTAAAGGAAAAGTAAATAAACAAAAAAGAAAAACTATTAACCAAAAAGTAATCATAAACGAGATACCTGCTTGACCGAGATTTAGCAGGGCGAGATTAATCGCCCTGCGTTGCGTTTCGTTAGTTGCCTATTTGTAATAAAGTTTTAGGAATTCTAACTTCAATTTTAGTGCGTTTAAAAATGTTGTCCAAGTTAGAAACAACCTCTTTAATACTACCCCCACTATGCAAGATATTTTTTGCCTCATCTTGCGAGTTATTAAGTTCGGCAAGTAATCTACCTTTTTCAGATTTCATATATGCCTCTTTAGTTTCCTCATAACAAACATCTTCTAAAAACTCCTCAATGCTATGAAGTGATTTTATAGAAGAACAGCTACCCATTTCCCATTGTCTAACTTCGTTCCAATTTTTTAAATCGTTGCGAATTTCCTCAACAAGAGTAGCGACTTTTAATTGCATTTCTCTTTCGATTTTTTCTTTGTTGCTAACAAAGTCGTTATATGCCTTTTCAGCTTTTTTAAGGTTGTCTAGCTTGTTATCCAATCTCAATTTTTTATTAAAAGCAGATTGAGCTTGTTTAGCTTTAACTTTAACTTCTTGAAACAAAGTAGTTTCAAGTTCTTTTGTGCGTTTAGCAAACTTATCTAAAATTACATTTTGCCAGTAATTTAGTTCGTTGCTTCTTATCGGTTGCATTGTTTTACTCATATTTACTCCTATTTGTTTTTGTTTGTGGTAGGGAAAGAGTACCCTATTTACAAGACTGTGTTTCCCTACCGAATCAATAATTATCTTATCAAATCTTATGAGTAAATAACTTTATAGTTGTATTTATATTTTATTCACAGCTACGCCAGAGCTTGTGGCGTAGTCATCACGCAACACCAGAAGCTCAACGATAGAAACAAAAGGAACAACGACCAATGAACGAGGCATTACGAGGCAAACGGGATTTACTAAACGGGACTTTTCAAACGAGATTTCTATAACGGGATTGTTGTAGTGAGCTTCAGGTTTTTTATGAACGGGAATTCTCGTTGCCTATCGGGCGAGAAGTCTTCGTGTGTTGCTATCTTATCTGGGAAACGAGAAATAATGAACGAGAATACAGACGAGATATTCTGACTAACGGGCAACGGGCAAACGAGAACGGGAAGTGCGTTTACAATGTCCGAGACTTGACCACCCTCAAACAGTTCAAGACGTCCGCGCCTCAATGACTTTTGCAAGATAAATGATTTACCACCGACAATATATCTACGGTAATGCCAGGCGATTTGATATTTGGATAGATCAGGAAATCTACCGTCTCCTACCTTAAGCTCTAACCAAAATTCGCAGCCTTGTGTGCAGCAATTAACATCGGGTATACCTTGACCAATTAAGTTCTCAATTCTTTGAAAATGAACGTTTTTTATGTTGTCTCTTATTTCTTCCCAAAATACGGTTTCCGGCTTTTTGCTCACTAATAACTACCCCTGTTAAGTTCGTTTTTAAATAAGGTAGAATCCATTTATTGTCTCTGAAAACTTGAGCAAGATTATTAGCTAAAGCATTAACAACAATTTCTTCTCTCTTTTTTTGTTCTAATACACTACCTTCAGTCGAAAGACCAGATATCCAAATGCTTGCATGTAATAATTCATGAAGAAAAGTATTAGCTTCTTCAATCTTAGATAAACTACTATTAATTAATATTTCTGATTTATTGGAGTCGTATTCACCAAAATGATCTTTACACCACTTAGGGTTATCTTTCTTGTTTAAGAGTTTAATTTTAATGTCTGCATACCCTATTTTAATCTTTGTCTTCAATTTTGACATTAACTTCTCCAATACTTAAATTCATTATTTTCGGATTATGTACTACGTTTAATGCGTATACAAAATCAGAGAATATCAGTGACTTTATTTTCTTCAATAATCGTCGCTTCAATAATGGGTTTAGTGTCTGCCATCTTGCGCTCGAGTTCTTGAAGTCTGTTTTCAAGTTGTTCACGTGTTAGGCCCTCTAGACTGTTAGTTGTTATTTCTTTACGATCTATATAAAAACCTGCTGCCTGACCTATTCTGTATTCTGCGTTGATTGCTGGAGAGAACTGATTTTTCTCCATAGCTTTTTCTCTCATCTCTTCGTACTTCTTGTAGTGCCTTAACTTATCTCTTTCATACTTTTTAAGTTCTATTGATCTTAACTTTTCTATGTATCTACAAATATGTGGATTTATGGTTTCGTTAGTTAATTTAGCACCAGTTGAATTAGTAACTTTGTATCCAGCTTTTTCTGCTGCTGCTTGTTTAGTAATGTGTCCCCAATTAGCAACCAAGATTTCTGCAAAAGCTTTTTGTTTAGGAGTAAGTTCTGTGCTTTGTTTTAATATGTTTGCTTTCTGACCTCTCATTAAAACATCCTTAATTTTTTGATAGACATAGCTTTGTGTATTCTTCCTAAGCCACCACCGCCACCTGCGAAATTATGTTTAGATAATAGTCCACCTTTTTTCATAGCCTTAACACAATTAGGAACCATTCGGTCACCTTTCTTTTTCATTCCTTTTTGTTCGTACCCTTCCCAACAAGTGCCACGAGCCATTATAATATTCCTTTCCAATACTTTTTGTCCTTGGTCATATCAATGAAGCCTCCTGCCTTATTCATTTTTGGTTTTTGTATATCCTTATCTATAATTGCTTTGGTTTGAGCAAATAACTTTTTTCCGTAATCACGAAGTTTATCTAAGCCTTCTTCTATGTTTTCTTTTTGATCAGCAAACCTAGGATCTTTTTTTGCTTTTTCCATAACACCTGCGTACTTACCAGTTTTTTCTGATCGTGCCATTGTTCTAGCTAAATCTTTAATAACATCGGGACCTAATTTATCTTTAAGACCACCAGTTGTTTGTTGAGCTATTTCTTTTGAAGTTTTTATAAGTTTTTCATTTTCTTTAGAAATTTCACCAAGTTTTTTTTGTCCTTTAGCTTTCTGTCCAGCAGCAACAACCATACGTATGGATTTATTTAATAAACCACCTGGTAATAATTTTTTCACTTTAGTCATTATAGTCTACCTTTAAAATATTTTTTATCTTTGGTCATATCTATAAAACCACCATCAACTTCTTTTTTAGCTTCTGCATCTAATTTAGCTAAATACTCTGCAATAAATTCTTTAGGTGGTAATTGAATAATTTTTTTGAATTCCTTAGCACGTTTATCATCATAGATATCCTGCTTAATTCCTAGTGGTCCTTTAAGTCTAATATTGTCACCCATATTTTTATCTTTGTTAACAACCTTATAAGATATTTTAGACTAAATTTATATATGAAACCGATTTAGGTACTTTGCCCGTAAGTATACTCTTACACCTCTTACACTACTCTTACACTACTAGTGTAAGACTATTATCTATATATACCAATGATAATAGACTGAATTACACCTCTTACACTACTTTTGACCTAATTAATTATTTTATTTTAATTTTACTCTAGAATATCTTAGTAGGGAATGAATATTGTTATTTTAAGCCGTAAAAAGAAAAAGGTGGTTTGACGTGATCGCACCACCTTTTCCCAACAAATAGAGTGAATTAATATGAGTATAATAATTCAACTCCAATATATCTACGCTTTATTTGATGTCAAGCGTTTATTCTTCATCTTCATCTTCTGCATCTTCATCTTCGAAATCCTCGTCATCATCATGATCACAAGCACTATCTTCTAATTCTTGAGCCTTATCTCTAATAGTTATTAGATCTTCTTCCATTCTATCAATTATGTCCTGGATTGTTTCTTCTTTTTTCTTGCCCATGTCATACTCCTATTTTGATTAGGATGCCGCTATAACAGGCGCTATGATCGTTTAAAAGCCCCTCCTAACTAAATATATGATTTTAAATATATCTAGTTAGAAGAGAACTAATAAGATTACTTTTTGTAAGTCTTTACGATGTCTTCTGCTAAATCTGTGTAAAACTTCTGTACATTATTAAAATAATTAGACCAAAAAGCTTTTACTTCGCTATACGCAGGTATTTGAAATAGTTTTTCCATGTTATTCTCCTGTTGTTTCATTACATATGTGTTGCACTGCAACAAATTACAAGTCCTCGGCTGCCGCGGACATTAATCTTTATTCTTCATATACTTTTCACCATATAATTACCTACATACTACATATAGTGTTCCTCGCTATATAACAAAACCACTACATATGGTGGGTGCTAATCATTACACGCGCTGCCGTGTAACTTTAATTATTACTTGACTGATCCGTGTAAGAATATAAATTTGACAATGCCAAAACACTTTTTTTGGTCATTATTAATCCTAATGGCAATAGCCTGGGCAACTGGGCTATTGTTTACCAAGCTCAATAAATTTCTGAAGTATTGCTAGACAATCTTTATAACCAATAGAACCTTTTTTATTATTAAATTTTACAGTACAAAAAATAATATTACTCAAAGTGTAAGGCTTCTCAGGGTCTATCCTATCAACCGATATATTCATTGATTGATTTCTTAATGGATCTCTTAAATCACTTCTATAATGTGTCATTAACTCGCCTGTATATCCACAATACATTCCACCATATTTCTTTTTATGGTTTTCCCAAGCCTGTATGAATTCTTCCCTGGTAAAATGTAAATCATAATGACCAAGGTCTATTTTTCTTTTTCTCGTTTCGTCCTTTTGAAATGTTCTTTTCTTAATAGTAGAAAATAAATTTTTAATCCAAGCCCTTTCATTGTTTTGATACTCTTTAGCCATTTTAAGGTATTTTTCAGGAAACATTTTACGCAATTGTCTTACTCTTGCGTTTCTTTTATCTTGTTTAAGCTTCTTTAAATAAGGATTTATCTTACTTGGATTTATTTTTTGGGTCATCAAATCTACCGGTTCTTCTATATCGTTTCCACTTACAATGTATCTTCCAAGTGTTGTCTTCACCATCAACGATTCTTATCTCATGCCCATCTGGAGTTGATATAACCCAGTGCTGCATATAATCATTTATTCTTATTTCTGTGTGTTTAGGCATTGATACACTATTTTATGTTCGCCTGAGATTAACTTTTTAAAATTAAATATTCGAAGTATCTCATCAATAATATGAAACTCAAACTTATTCCAATCATCATAAACTAAAATTCCATTTTGTTTTATACGTGGAGCAAAGAAAACTGTTTCTTCAATAACGTTCCTTGTCATGTGAGGACCATCTAAATGAACAAAGTCATATTTAGTCATTAAATTGTATTCTCCATTACTAAAATTTGGAAAACCATCTGCGTACCTTTTCATGTATTCATTATCGGTAAGTTTTAGAATATGAAAGTTTGGCCATTCTTGAAAGTCTTTTATAAGTTGTAAATACATTTGATCTGTGTAATCGCATTGATAAGCACCCGACTGATCGTAATGTTGATAATTTAAATTACCATAAGGATCTACACCAAGATGAGTATAAGGTAAGTTTTTATGATGAGCATTAAATGCTTCCATAATTGTTAAACTACCGGCCCCTTCTCTAACACCAATCTCTAAACTTAAACTATAAGTATCGTTTGGATCTTTGATGATCGCCTGGACACCTTGTGTTAAGAGTTCGTAATCTCCTGAATCGCCTAATATCATTTGTTGCGTCGGTTAAAAAATTTCCAATAACTATTTATATACTTAATCTCATTGTCTGTAAAATTAATAATCTTACCATGATACATTTTAAGGTATTTATCTTTGACAACCTGCGGATTAAACCCTGCTAGACTGCATATAAGAATAAAATCCTTACCCCCATTAGTAAACCATCTATGAGCCTTTGATTTTAAAACAGCAGCTATCCTAGAACGTGTAGTTGATCTTGCATCATCAAAGGCAAGTGCAATTACTGCTCTAAATACTTTTTGTTCAGGAAGAAAATTATCTTCCTCTATAAGCTCCATCTCAATCATGCATGGAGCACTAACTTAAAAAGTGTGGGCTAACAAGGTATAAAATCTTTCATCTTGTAAACTGCAGTGGAAAAAAGCAGTGCCCACAAACCTTAAATAACTAATAACTGGCTATTTGTAAAGATTATTTAATATAAACCCTATTACAATAGCAGCCAATAAAATAATAAATATTTCACCCGTCCAAGGTAAGTTTGGCTCGTATGCAGCTAGGACAGTTAATAATTTTTCCATTTGCTCCTGTAACATAATGGTTCCCCTTACAAATATTACACTTTTCTTTTACGGTTTTTAGATGAGGTTTCTTGCTCAACACCTGCTCTAAAACTATGATATTTTTTTCTCCAAGCATCTTCTGTTATTCCTTCCTTTTTTGCAAGCTCCGTAACTTTCGCATCTATTAAAGTTGATATAATAGTCCCAGGTCTTAGGTATTTAAAATCTGCCAGATTTTTCATAGCCCAAAGATCTCTCCAACTATTGATAGCAACTGCTAACGACTTCCATTTATTTATGTCCATTGTTTTTATCCTTTGTTAATGTTTCTATTTTTTGAGGTATGGTAATTACGTCACCTGTTTTAATTCCAATACTACCTATTCTAAAAAGTTCAGCGCCAAAACAACCAAATAAAAATAATGATATTAATATTACAAATGTTTTCATCATCTATACCATTTAAATATTTCTATCATAACATAAATAATTACAATTATAATAACTGCTTGAGTAAATGCATCCATTATTTTTTTCTCCTTTTTTTAGTTTCTTTTTTAACAGGTTTGCCTTCCCAATTATATTTTTTATGATAGGCTTTTAATAACTTCTGTATATCTTTTAAATGTTTACTTATCATTTCTATCCTTTAACATTTTATATGTTTTTGTTTAGTTAGCATATCATTAAATTTGTATATTAAATCATGTATGCGTTTTTTTGTGTGCTCACCTCTTAACTCGTTATCTAAAATGATCCTGCTAAATACAGCAACAACTAGTTTCATTTCATAATAAGTTAAACTACAAATTAAACCAACTTTTCTTTTAGCCATTTTTATCCTTTAGTTTAATAATTTCAGCATCCGTTTTTATAAACTCATCCAACCCTCTTCGTTCAGTACTAAAAATATAAGCATAGTCCTTCGAATCAATCTCAACCCGAACGTTTTTCATTTCAGTTGTGTAAATTTTAGGTATTACATCAGTTGTAAAAACTTCCTTATTTTTAACAATATCAAAAGAAATCATTGCAAAAGGATCATGTTTAGATAACTCAGCCATCATAGACGCAACTGTGCATTTTGATTTAACAGCTAAAAACATTTTATCTAAAGTTCTATCAGATTTCTTTGCCATACATCTCCTTCATTGCTTGGTCTAGTGTAGGTTCATTACGAAGTTTCCAGGCTATTGTAATTCTTTTACATAAACTAGGATAAGAAACACCATCAGGATGATTAGTCTGATAGTATTTTTTACTCAAATATTTTTTAAAGTTATACGGCCATCTAGTGCATATTTTTTTTATCATCATTTCCCTCCATATGTTTTAATTTTTTTTCAAGTTCAATAACTCTTTTTTCTAGCTCTACAATATCCGCTAGTCCGTTTAATAACATATAAGTTACTTTTGCTTCCCATTTATTTTTAAACTTATTAGGTTCAAAAGTAGGTCTATATGCTTTAAACTTCTTTTTATCGTTTTTTTGATCGTCCATTTTTATCCTATTTGTTATGATTTTATGGGATAATCTTATCAATTTAGGTATTTATGTCAAACTTAATTTACTCCTATTGACAAAACTATTGCAAACTATTGATTTTTAAGGTATTTATTATCCTATGAAATTATATCGTTTAATTGCTCGATTTGCAGGACAACGAATAACTTTAGATGTCAATGCTAGTAACGACGAAGAAGCGAAAAATAATTTCATAAAAGAGTTAACTAAAGATGGCGGAAAGTGGAGAAGCGAAAGAGAAATAACTTATTCTCCTTCCAAAGTCTTTATAACTTATGAAGAAATAAATGACGATAGAAACGTTGCAGTCTCTATTACTGAAAAAGATCAGCTTGGAGTCCAAGTGGAACCAGTTGTATCTGGATAATGGTGCAGAGATTGTTGAAATGAAATGGATCGATCTTGAATTGAAGAAAGTAAGACTTCAAATGAGAGAACTTTCTGCTATGGCTGCTAAAGCTGAGTTATTACAAGAATATTCTGATATAACTAGTTAAGTAGGCCTAAAAAATAAAAAACTGTAATTTCAGCTAAGCTATTCTTTGCTCTAAATTATTCCCCTATTTCTATACCAGGAATTGTTATTTGTTTGTAAATGACTTTACCATTTACATATTGCTCAACTTTTTTAAGACAAATATGACAAGTATAAATGTTTTTCTTTTTAGTTTCTATAAATGAAGAAAAGTGATTGCACTCTGGACAAATACCAACATTAGCTTTTATATCTTCTAATTTCATTATTTCTCACATTTAATACAAGTGAGTTTATCATTTACTAGTGTTAATTGGAATTCTTCCTGATACTTAGGAATATAGCCACATATTTGGCACTTTACTCCTCTTTTCTTTACTGCTTCTATTAATTGCTCTAAATTTTTATCTGTTTCTTTATTTTGCATTACCCCAGTTATCTCCAATCTCCACATCTACTTTACTAGGAACTGTTAGTTTACAACAATTCTCCATTGAATCTTTAATTACTTTAATATCTTCATCTTTGTGAATATTAAAACAAAGTTCATCATGTATTTGCAGCAGAGGTCTGTGTCCATTATCACTACAATCGACCATAGCCTGCTTTGTTTGATCGGCAGCCGAACCCTGTATAAGTCTATTTAAAGATTTATAAGTCATAGCTCTTCTAATTCCTTTTCTTCCAAATTGCAGTGTTGCATCTTGTTCAGTCATAGCTTTGTGTAATCCAAATGTAATTGGTTCCCACAAATTAAATCTACATCTTCTTCCTTTTAATGTTCTAACAAACCCAACCTTGTCAGCAACTTCAATACATTTTTCTGATAGTTTTTTAACAAAAGGAACTCTTTTATTGTATTCCTGTAATATACTTTGTGCATCTTCGTATGAAATACCTAGTTCCCTAGAAAGTTTATTAATACCCATACCATAGAATAAACCTAAGTTTATTGTTTTAGCTTGTGCTCTTGGTATGTTTGCCATCTCAGCAACCGTTTGGTGAAAGTCAGCATCTTCTTGTTCATATGCTTTAATTAATTCTTGTGTACCTGCATAACCCTCTCCAATTAGTGAAGCAAAGTGTACTACTAATCTAGGTTCTTGTTGAGAATAGTCAAAAGATCCCCATCTACAACCTTCATCAGGCAAGAATAATGACCTAATTAAGGGTCCTAATTCCTTATTTCTTGCTGGAATCTGCTGTAAATTAGGTGAAGAATAAGAAAGACGACCTGTGACAGTACCTCCACCAGTTCCTCTTAATTGGTTTATTTCTGCATGTATTCTTCCTTTGTGTGCATGTCTAATTATAGAATCAATAAAAGCACTGTAAAATTTATTAACCTCTCTTATTTCTTTAATTAGTTTTGCCAATGGTTCTTTACAGTTTTCTAACCAGTTAGCTGTAAAACTAGGCTCTTCTGTTTTTTCAGTTAATGGATACTTTATTCCAAGTCTATCAAAAGCTGCTGCAACCGATCTTGCAGCCCAAACATCCACATCTAAAGATGTCATGTCTTTTACTTTTTTAAGTAATTCTTTTTCTCTTAGTATAAATTTCTTTTTTAATTTATCTGCACCTTCTAAATCAACTCTTACCCCATGCTCTCGCATTTTAATTACTTCCGGTAATAGTTTCATTTCTAACTTCCAAATATCATCTAAAGATTGGCTTCTAATTTCCCAATCTAATCTCTGCCATAATTCTAAAGTTAATTGAGCATCTTGTTCAGCATAGAAACCAACATACTGTGCAGGTAACTTCCATAGATCGGCTTTCGCGTCTAACCCCCATTCATCTGCTCTTTCTTTAAGCTCTGTTTCTGCTTTCATCTTACCAAGATAATCTCTTGCTAAGTTATTTAAGCTGTATGAAAATTTATTCTCATCTACAATTGCAGCTGCAATCATCGTATCTATAAGAGTACCATTCACTTGATATCCATAAGATCTAATCCAACCTAAGTCATAACTTGCATTATGAAATATTTTATTACCAGGTGTCTTACATACATCTTTAAACCAATTAAGGACCATATTACGATCCATATTACCACCAACGTCATGACCGATTGGAAAGTATCCATTAAAATTTGGCGTGGCTACCGCAATTCCCACAATCTCTCCATCTTTCCTTGTCCAACCTGAGCCTAAACTTTTTAAGTTTGGATCACGTGTTTCTAAATCGATTGCTATAGACTTCTCGTTAGACAAATCAGGAAAAGACTTTGGTGTAGTCCAATCACCTTTTTGAAATATAAAATTTAATTGGTGGCTCATGAATAGTCTCTTTCTAAAATCATTTCTAAATAATGAATTGCTTTTAATATATCTTCTTTTTTACCTTTTAATTTATGTCTACAAATATATTTAATTGCATTGCCCTCTGCGAATGGCAAATTATTTTTATTTATAAATACAGAAGGCTGCACTTTCATAGATCGATAATGTTTGCCGCCTACCTGCTTAAAAAATGTTTTATTGCTCATTTATGTTCTCCATGTAAGTATTATATATTTGTGCTAAAGGGAAACTATATTTGTGTGTAGTTCCAAGTAGAAACAAATTCTTTTTTGATCGTGTGCTGCCTGTGTACCAAACTCTCGCTTCATTTGATTTTGCATCTAAGTTCTTACCATCAAAGTCCGAAGGCCAGTTTGTTTTTGCATATAAAACAACATTTTCAGCCTCACCCCCTTTGACCTGGTGAATAGTATCTATTATAATATTCGCCTTCGTATTCAAATCAATATTTAACTTTTCCATCTTAAAAAAGTATCTTTTCTGGGGATCGCTAAATTTCCTATTAAAAGCATCATACCAAGGCTCTTTCTTTTTAGTAGTCTCTAACCCACCCACTACCTGTAGTGTCTCAAAGTCCATTAAATAGTTGGGATCTATTTCTAACCAAGCTTTTGAATCTAACTTCCTATAACCCCTAGCTATTTCTTGTATATATTCATAACAAAGCACTGCGTCGTCTTTAGTGATGGCTCTGCCCCCTATTAGATCAGTCCATATCTTAATTGCTTTATATTGATATATATCAAAGGATTTTTTACCTTTTACATTCTCGTAATATAAACCTATCTTTTGAGCTTCGTCTGTGAGCTCTTTTACACATTCCCTTATTCTAGCTAAAATGTACCACTTACCAGTAAAAGCATGGAAAGGTATTTCTTGAAACTTCTTAAACAACATCACATTCCCTTCTCCCAAACCACAATTAAATTCTTTTTCTTCTGTGTTTTTAATCTTAGTACGTATAAGTTTTGCAAAAGAATGTATTTGTTTATTTAATCTGTGTGAGTATTTTAATACAACCTTGCGACCTGGGAACTCTTGGAATATTCTAACTAAAGCTCCGTTCCATTCATAGATTGCTTGATCATCATCTCCAGCAACATAAACTCTTTCTGCTGCTTCTGCTAACTTATAAACAAACTTCCATTGTAATGGAGTTAAGTCTTGTGCTTCATCAATAATTAATAATTTAAAATTAGGTGGTGTTGCAACTTCAATATATCTTTCAATCATATCTGTAAAATCAACTCGATGTTGCTGTTTGAATTCTTCATATGATTTAATTGTATTAATGTATTTTTCTAAACTTACTTTCTTTACTCTTTCTCTCCTGTAAGCAAGGACAGGATCAATCATCATGTTTCTAGCCTTATCATATATTCTAAGTGGCCAGTTTTTTCTTATTCTCACATCACTATAACTATCATCATACTCTAAACTAATATTACCCATACCACCTTCAAACTCTCGCATATCTCCATCATCATCCATAACAGGTATTTCTCTAAAGCTTTGTCTACAAAAACTGTGAATAGTTCTTACATTGTTTAGATCTTCATCTTTAATGAATGGAAATTTAAATTTAAATCTTTCTACAGCTTCTTTAACTGCCTTACGTGTAAAAGAAAAATAAGCAACTTCATTTGGTTTAACTCCTCTTTCTAAATATTTTTCAACCCTACCTAACAGTTTTGTTGTTTTACCTGTACCTGGTGGTCCAAATATTTTTATAGTTTTAGAATGGAGTTTCTTCATTATTTCTTTTAGATTTAAAATCTACTTTCTTAGGTTTAATATCAATCTTTTCTGGTAGTTTTATTTGCCAAACTCTATGGTTAGCTTTTGTTGTGGAAGTTGCATTACCATTTTTTAAATATCTAATAACCTCTTGATTACTCTTCTTACCTTTTTTCTTATTCAAGAAATCTTTAAAAGTATGTAAGTTAAAATAAACAAATTCATCATCTTTAAATATATATCCAGCCTGTAGTTGAGATATATCATCGCCTGGTTCTGTCTCTGCAATAAACATTCTTGTGTAATAACTAAAGTCTTCTTTCTCATCGTCACCAGGCTTCATATCTTCTATTTCTTTTTGCATAGCTTTAAGATTAACTAAAAACATATTCCAGTCTCTTTTATTTAAAGTTTGCCAAACAATATCTGCTTGATCAAATAACTCCTCTTTCAATAATTGTTGCTGCACTATTTGTTTTCCTAATAATTGAATTTGTTTACCCTCTAAAGTTAATACATAATAAGGAGGTGAAGTATTATGTTTAAAAAAACTATCAATGGTTGGTATATATTGATTTGGGCCAATACCAAACTTTCTTTTTCTACAAGCTTCTTTATTACAATATTGTTTAGCTATAGGTGTTTCACATTGATAGAAATATTCTTTCTCTACGATCTGATCTACAATCGCATCAAGTTCTGTATCTTTTGTAATTGGCGGATTCATACAAGTTTTATTTCTCTCGTATAATTCTGTTTTTAATTTTTCTGGATTCTTTAAATGAGCTAACACTGCAAGATTAAACAGCGCATTATTTCTTTGACCTTCAGATACTTTGTTTTGTATGAAAGCCTGTGTACAAGGTGGGTATTCATTCCACATAGGTTCAGGACCTTCATTAACTGTTGTATCAGTTTGTATTTTTAAATCTTCAAATTGTTTTGGTGTAATTCTAAATTTTTCTACGTAATCAAAAAACTTCTCAAGTGGTATCGCTTCGCCTTTATCAGTTAAACAATATCTTGTGCAGTAACCTTTGCTAGCACCATGATAAGGCATGTTTACACATTTACCTACTTTGTACTCACCATTTTTATATTTTGTAATTTTATCTTCGTTAGGAAACTTATCTGCTAATGTTCCGCCAAATCCTAAGTCCGCGGCTAGCGCGTGTATTTTCTTACGCATGGCTGCCGCTGATACACTTCCTTTAATATGTAAGTATAAATGTAGACCAGAAGTTTTTGATCGATAAGGAACTAATGGATAACCTTTTTCTCTGATTCTATTTAAAACAGGGACTGGATCTTTGTGATAGATTGCACCATCGACATCAATGACACCCCAACTGCAGGTCCCGTCCCTTCGAGTAGGGACAAGACCCACAGAAATATTACCGTTGAAATGTTTCTCGATTATATCAACAGTAACGGTTTCTTCATAACGATCATATCTACCTTCTGTCTTGGAGTCTCGCTCTCGCTTACCCTCCTCAACAAAAGTGTAATAATTCTCTCTTTGACAATCAAAGATATCAAGAAACCGACTTGCGTACATAATTAAAACGGAGTTTTTTCATTA